GAGATCACGGATATTGAGTACTTCAAAAAGAAATTATATAGGTCGCTCAATGTACCCCCATCAAGAATGGACGGAGAGGGAGGATTCAATCTGGGAAGATCCTCAGAGATATTAAGGGATGAAGTTAAATTTAGTAAATTTGTTGGACGTTTAAGAAAGAGATTCTCTGGTCTATTCATAGACATGTTGAGAACTCAGTTATTGCTCAAAAACATTGTCACTCCTGAAGATTGGGAGATAATGAGTGAGCATATTCAGTTTGATTTCTTATATGACAATCACTTTACTGAATTAAAAGAAGCAGAATTATTAAATGAAAGATTAGGTTTGCTTGCTACTGTTGAACCATATGTTGGTAAGTATTATTCTCAAGATTGGATTCGTCGTAGAGTATTACGTCAGACTGATGAGGAAATATTAGAGCAAGATAAGTTAATTAAAAAAGAAATTAAGGATGGTATTATTGCTGATCCAATGGCAATTGATCAAGAAATGATGTTAGATCCAGAAGGTAGTGGTGGTATGAGACCAGTTGATCCAACTCAACTTGGTGCAACTCAAGGTGAACCAGATGCTGCATTAAGATCAATGGATGTAGATGCTAAAGCAACAACTATGGATACTAATATAGTTAAACCGAAAGGTGGAGAAATCTAGTGCCTATCCCTAGAGATAGAAGTAACGATAATATATACACCGTAAATTTAACTGAAAGTGATATAAGACTGCTGTATAATTCAGTGGTCTTTTATCATGAGAATAGACCTATTTCTGGTGAGAGACCACCTAATCAACAGGAATCTACTGATGAGTTAATGCATATGAAACGCATTTTATTTGCGATGATTATGGAGTCAAATTATCACGCTGCAGATAGTGTATAAATAAAATGGCGACACTATTATTTTACCATGCCTGAAATAACTAATGATTTAATGGATATGATTATTGCTGATGAATCACCAGCATCAGTTAGTGATAAAATTAAAGACATTCTCTATGCTAAATCAGCAGAAAAAATTGATGCTGCAACACCTGATGTAGCTGCACAAACATTTAATGCAAATACAGAATCCGAAGCGGAAGTTCAGGATGCTGTTGATGATAATGCTGCACATATTAGTGGAGAAGTCGCTGCTGAAAAGGCATCGGCTGATCAGTAATTATAAATAAATTTTATAGGACGTAAATGATTCCCAATGAAACTTATTAGAGAAGAAATAGAATCAGTAAAATTTATTACTGAAAAATTAAAGTCTGGGAAACAGAACCTTTATATAGAAGGTATTTTCCTACAAGGAAACATTAAAAACCGTAATGGTAGAATGTATCCTATGGAAACTTTACAGCGTGAAGTTGCAAGGTATAACGAATCTAATATTACTTCTGGAAGAGCACTTGGAGAATTAGGTCATCCTGATGGTCCAACGGTAAATCTCGATAGAGTATCACATAAAATTGTTTCATTGAAAGAGTCAGGTTCTAATTTTGTAGGAAAAGCAAAGATTTTAGATACACCTATGGGTCAAATTGCATCTTCTCTTATTAAAGAAGGTGTAAAATTAGGTGTTTCCTCTCGTGGTATTGGTTCATTAAAACCAACCAAGGAAGGATTTAATGTTGTTGGTGATGACTTTATGTTAGCAACAGCAGCAGATATAGTCGCTGACCCTTCTGCACCCGATGCATTTGTTGAGGGAATAATGGAAGGTAAGGAATGGATCTGGGAGGGAAATAGTTTCCGTGAGCAACGTGCTGCCGAAACAAAGAACAAGATTGAGTCACTTGTAACCCAAAAAAGACTCGAAGAGCATAAATTGAGTCTCTTCAATGAGTTTATTAACTCATTGTAAATACTTGGTTTATAAATAAATATAGATTTTAACTTTTATACAGGAAATCGGAGATTACTCACATGTCTAGTGGAACAGATTTACAAGAAATGGAAGTAGGCACAAAGCAATCCAAAACGGCTGTTAACGCAAGTGCAAAGCCAGCGGACCCAATGCCAAAACTTACAACAGGCGGCACACCACCAAATGTTGAAGATTTAGGCGGACCTACTCCAGATAACTACAGTCCAACTAACGACTCTGCAAAGTTGAAGCCACCTGGTGGAACTTTGAAGCAAGTTAGAGATGTAGTTAATAAGGGTGCTAAATCAGCTGATCCAATGAAAGGCATGAAAGAAGAGGAAGAAACCGATGCACCTGTAATAGAAGAAGAAGAAATCGCTTCCGAAGAGTATGGAATGAAAAAGAAGAAGAAACTCAAGGAAGATGAGGCAGAAGCAACTGACGAGGTAGTATCTGAAGAAGAAACTGCTGAAGAAGTTGTTGCTGAAGCACCTGACTACACAGAGATAAGCATCGATGATGATGTTCAAGCTCTTGTAGAAGGTGAAGAACTTTCTGAAGAGTTTAGAGAAAAGGCAAAGACTATCCTAGAGACAGCAATCAAAGATAAGGTTGTTCAAATCAAGGAAGTTCTTGATGCTGAGTACGAAGCAAAACTTCTTGAGGAAGTCACAGAAATCAAAGACGCACTTAACGAGCGTGTTGATTCCTACCTAGAATATGTGGCTGACGAGTGGTTCACTGAGAACCAACTTGCAGTAGAGGCAGGTCTTAAGGAAGAACTTACAGAATCCTTTATGACTGGTCTAAAAGGTCTTTTTGAAGAACATTATGTAACTATCCCTGAAGAAAAATATGATGTACTTGAGAGTATGGTAGAAAAACTAGATGAAATGGAAACAAAACTCAACGAGCAGATTGAGAAGAACGTTTCCCTAAACAGCAGACTCGGAGAGTCGGTTGCTAACGGAATCCTCGAATCAGTTTCTGAAGGTCTTGCTGACACTCAGAAAGAGAAGCTCGCCTCACTTTCCGAAAGTGTAGAGTTTGCAAGTGAAGAATCTTATCGTGAAAAATTGGAGACACTTAAGGAATCTTATTTCCCAACAAAGAGTGTATCTCCTGCTGCTAAATCCGAGAGTCTATCCGAAGGTGTAGATCATGCTGGTGCTGATGTATCAGGTTCTATGGCTGGATACTTAAACACTCTACGTGGTTTAACAAAGTAACTGATTTCAAAATTTAAGTAAACCTATTAACTAAAGCAAATGTTCCAATCAGAGCAGTTGCAGGAAAAGTGGGCTCCTTTACTTGATTACGAGGGCATGGACCCTATTAAGGATAATCATAGAAAGGCCGTAACCGCAGTCCTGCTAGAAAACCAAGAGAAATTTTTAAGAGAGCAAAGTGCATTTGAAAGTGGCACTACAATGCTCACCGAGCAACCAACAAACTCCACAGGTTCTAACACAGCAGGTGGTGCTGGTGCTGGAAACGCTGGTTTCAGTGCTAGTGCTACAGCTACTGGTCCTGTTGCGGGTTTCGATCCAGTTCTAATCTCATTGATTAGACGTGCAATGCCAAACTTGGTCGCTTATGACCTTGCTGGTGTTCAACCAATGAGTGGTCCTACTGGACTTATCTTTGCAATGAGATCTCGCTATTCAGCACAGAATGGTGCAGAGACCTTCTTCGATGAAGTTAATTCTGCATTCTCTGGTCAGAATAGTAGCGATAACCTAACCGCAGGTTTATCAGACATCAACGCTGGTATGGGTACTACTTCACAAAGTGGTTCTAACCCTGCTGTTCTTAACCCAGTTGGTGCTGCTGGTTCTCAAACCCAGTATACTACTGGTCAAGGTATGCAAACCCAAAACGCTGAAAAGCTTGGGAATGCTACTAATAATGAGTTCAACCAGATGGCATTCTCAATCGAGAAAGTCACTGTGACTGCGAAGTCAAGAGCTCTAAAGGCAGAGTACAGTTTAGAACTAGCTCAAGACCTCAAGGCAATTCATGGTCTTAACGCTGAAGCAGAACTTGCTAATATCCTTTCTACTGAGATCCTTGCGGAAATCAACAGAGAAGTTATTAGAACTATCTACAAGACTGCTGAACAGGGTGCTGTCCAGAACGTTGCAACTCCAGGTATCTTTGACCTAGACATCGACTCAAACGGAAGATGGTCAGTTGAGAAGTTCAAAGGACTTCTATTCCAGATCGAGAGAGATGCAAACGCAATCGCACAGAGAACTCGTCGTGGAAAGGGTAACATCATCATGTGTTCTGCAGACGTTGCTTCTGCACTAACCATGGCTGGTGTGCTAGACTACACTCCTGCTCTTAACGCTAACCTTAACGTTGATGACACTGGCAACACATTTGCTGGAACATTACAAGGTAAGTATAGAGTATACATCGATCCTTATTCTGCTAACTTACAGTCTAATAACACTGCAAACGGCAACCAATACTATGTTGTTGGTTATAAGGGTTCTTCACCTTATGATGCTGGATTATTCTACTGCCCATACGTTCCACTACAGATGGTTCGTGCAGTTGGAGAGAACACATTCCAGCCTAAGATCGGCTTTAAGACAAGATACGGATTGGTTGCTAACCCATTCGCAGAAGGTCTTGATCAAGGTCTTGGTGCTCTTAACGTTAACGCTAACCGTTACTACAGACGTGTTGCTGTTAAGAACCTTATGTAAGGCAGATAAATATATTTGTCCATACAAAATAGACAGAGAGACTCCTTCGGGGGTCTCTTTTTTTATCTAAATAATTTTTATGATAAAGACGTTAATACCATCAGAAGATTCTTTACTACACAATAAAATAAAAAAGTGTAGTTATAATTTGGATCGATCAAAACTATCATATACCCTTACTGAAAATATGTTTCATCATAGGGGTGTAGGACTTTCTGCTAATCAAATAGGTATAAAGGAAAGAGTATTTGTTATGATGTCTGATATAGATGCTCAAGAAACTATTACTTGTTTTAATCCTCAGATAATAAAAGAATCAAAAAATATCGTTATCATGGAAGAAGGATGTCTTTCTTATCCAGAATTATTTTTAGATATACCTAGACCTAGTTCTGTTGTAGTAAAATACGAAGACGAAGGTAAAGAGATACATAAAGAAAGACTAACTGGATTTATTGCAAGAATCTTCCAACATGAGTATGATCATATGGAAGGAATTGATTTCACACAAAGGTCTATAAATAGTTAAAAGTTATCAAAGAAAAATGCCTTATCACATTAAAAAACCAGGTGTTTTAGTATCTGGCGATGTATATTGGAAATCTCCTAACATATGGACTCAAACATATGCTGATAGAACTCAACTAACCAACAAAACCAATGCTGACAATATGATCAAGCAAACTGGTAAAGAAGGTAAGAATGGTGGGTTCATTGGTGCAACAGTAGTTACTGAATAATGTCCACGAGGAAAAGAAAACCACCTGCTGAAAGACCAGGAACTCCTATCGACAATCGAAACTTTCTCTCACCAGTTGGGTTTAAGTTTGGATTGAAGAGATCTCCTGCTGTTGCTTTCTTTTGCAATCAAGCAAATATACCATCACTAGATCTAGGACTTGCTGTGCAACCATCATATCTAAAAGATATTGATGTGCCTGGTGATAAGATAGAATTTGGAGATCTTAATTTAAGATTTCTTGTTGATGAAGATCTAGTGAATTATATGGAGATACAAAATTGGATTAGGGGTCTTGGTTTTCCAGAAAGTCTAAAAGAATTTGATGATTTGCAAAAGGAAAGTGTTCTTGGTGTAAGTAAATTTGGACAAGAAGGAGATAATATCTATTCTGACGGAACCCTTCAGATATTAAGTAGTAATCTAGTCCCAAAGTTTCAGGTAGTATTCAATGACATGTTCCCTTATAGTCTTTCAACTATATCTTTCGATGCAACTGATACAGATATCGAGTACTTTACAGCAGAGGTAAGTTTCAAGTATACTATATACAACCTAACTGATTTAGAAAATAACCTTTTATGAGCGTAACTCTTGATAAACTTCAAGAGATGTGGGAAAAAGATGCAAAGATTGATAGAGATAATCTACATGAAGAATCATTGAATGTCCCCTCTCTACATGCGAAGTATTTTGAATTATATAATACCATCTTTCTATTAAGAAAGAAGGCAGAGCAACAAAGAAAGAATATCCGTCATGAACGGTATGAGTATTTTAGTGGGAAAGCAGACCCACAAGTATACGTAGAAAATCCCTTTGGAAAGAAAATAAGGGATAAAGATACTATGCAAAAGTATCTCGATGCAGATGAGAAATTATCCACTTGTTCATTGAAGATTGATTACTATGATACGATGTTGGTATATTTGGAAAGTATTCTTAAGGTAATACAGAATAGAACATATCAAATTAAGAATGCAATAGAATTTATGAGATTTAATTCTGGGTTGGGTTAGAGCTTGACATAACTTCATAAATACCCATAGACGCATGGGTAAGGTGATTGATACATCAGCTAACGTCGTTATATCCAAGTCTAACGAAGTATTTTTAAAAATTGAATCAGAACCTCATATTGAGTATGAGTTAAGAGATCACTTTACCTTTGAGGTAGAGGGTGCAAAGTTTATGCCGCAATATCGAAATAGGAACTGGAATGGAGAGATCCACCTATTCGATATGAGAACAAAGAAGATATATGTAGGACTATTAGATAAAATAATTTCTTTTTGTGAGAGACATGATTACACATACAAATTTGTAGATAATGATTATTATGGTGCTCCCTTTGAAATTAACGAGGGAATATCATATGAGGGTGTAAAAGATTACATGGAATCTATTTGTTCTCATCCTCCAAGGAAATACCAAATTGAGGGAGTATGCGACGCTCTAAAGCATAACAGAAAACTATTGATATCACCAACTGCCTCAGGCAAATCCTTGATGATCTATTCTCTCGTAAGGTATTACGTGCATAAAGAACAAAAAATACTTCTAGTTGTTCCCACGACAAGTCTCGTAGAACAGATGTATAAAGATTTCCTAGATTATGGTTGGGATGCTGAGTCATACTGTCACCGAATTTATTCAGGTAAAGAGAAAACAAATGAATATCCTGTTACTATTACAACATGGCAGTCTGTATATAATTTAGATCGTTCTTTCTTTGAAAATTATAATGTAATTATAGGGGATGAAGCACACCTATTCAAGTCGAAGTCATTAATATCTATAATGACTAAATTACATCATGCAAAATATAGATTTGGATTTACTGGAACTTTAGATGGAACTCAAACACATAAATGGGTGTTAGAGGGATTGTTTGGTCCATCCTATAAAGTAACCAAAACAGATGAGTTGATGAAGCAAGGACATTTATCTCAATTAGATATTCAATGTATTATCTTAAAACATCCTGAAAGAAAATTTGAAACATATCAAGATGAAATAGAATATTTAATTACACATGAACAAAGAAATAAATTTATAAAAAATCTTACAATTGATTTAAAAGGCAATACATTGGTTCTGTTTTCACGAGTGGAAGCACATGGGAAAGTTCTTTACGAAATGATAAATAGTAAAAAAGGTGATCGTAAAGTATTCTTTATTCACGGTGGTGTTGATGCTCAAGAAAGAGAGCAAGTAAGAGAAATCACTGAAACTGAGAATAATGCAATTATTGTTGCTAGTTACGGAACTTTTAGTACTGGAATCAATATAAAAAGGTTGCACAATGTTATTTTTGCTAGTCCTTCTAAATCTAGAATAAGAAACTTACAATCGATTGGTAGGGTTCTTAGGAAAGGTAAAGATAAAGTAAAAGCAACTCTATATGATATTTCTGATGATTGTACTTATAGATCAAGAAAAAATTACACTTTAAATCATTTTATTGAAAGAATAAAAATTTACAATGAAGAAAATTTTAATTATGAAATAATCACAATTAGGATACGCTAATGATAGAAGACGACTTTTTTGCTACAGTTAAATTATGGACAGGTGAAGAAATATTTGCCAAGGTTGCTGCCTCTGATGAGGATGATCGAACAATGTTAATACTACATAGTCCCATTATAATAGAAGCAATAAAAGGAAAAACAGGAACTATTGGATATAAAGTAGAACCTTGGTTAAAAACAACAAAGGATGATATGTTTATAGTTAATATGGATAATATAATTACATTATCAGAATCAAATGATATAGAGATGATAATGATGTATGAAAGGTATGTTAAAGATGTAGAAGATGAAAGAGATGGTAAATCTAGAATAAGTCGTAAAATGGGTTATATATCTAGCGTAAATGAAGCAAAAGTAATTTTAGAAAAAATATTTAAAAACAGTAATAGTAATACTAATAGCTAATATATCTCTTGCAACTCCACAGAGTTATCATAGTGTCCTTTTGAATACTTGTCAAGTATCTTTATAAATGTTATACTATATACATATTAGTGATAAAAACTCATGCTAAAGCCAAGAACCATGGCAAGACGTAAAAGGTCTGAGCACTATGTAAATAATAAAGAGTTTCTTGCTGCCTTGATTAAGTATAGAGAGGACGTTGAGATTGCTAGGTTGCAAGATAAAACTAAACCAGTAATACCAAGGTATATTGGAGAGTGTTTTTTAAAGATTGCAAATCATTTATCTTTTAAACCAAACTTCGTAAACTATATGTTTAAGGAGGATATGATATCTGATGGTATTGAGAACTG